ATTACGGAGGAGAGCCTACTAACATAGGGGGAGCAGCTGACACATCAGACCTAACTGATTATGCGTCTTATGATTCAGGGTATAGAACCTCTAATGCTCACGCATCAGGATACGCTGGTATGGGATATGACCCCAATGAAGGTGGTCAAACATCTATGGAGGGAGCAGGGGCTCAAGGTGACCCTGGGTCTAATGGGCAACCTACTGATATGAGTGGAAATACTCTTTATGGAAGAGAAAATAAAAGATTTACCCATACCGAAACTCCTGGATATGCGGGGCAAGCGGCAAGGACTGGGCTATTCTATTCTGACCAAGAGCTTCCTTCTGAGAGGGAGTTGGCAAAAAGAGACCCAATGGCAGGATATGAATCTGGCTATGACCAATCATGGCTTAAACCAGGAGGAAGTATGTATTCAACAATAGGAGATTCCCTAAGATGAAGTTTTTTAGAAGAATTAAGAGAGAGAAAAAAGAAAAGAAGTCCTCGTCAGATGATGACGAGAGTGATTTTGTATTGGAAACGATTGCTGTTGCTGGGTTTGTTGGAAATCTGTGGGAAAAAAATCAGCAGGGCAAAATTAACGATAAGATGGCTGATGCTTTAGAAGTGCAAAATACCCAAAATGCTATGGGAATACAGGGGGCTGCTGAAAGTCAGGAGGGAAGTAGGAATCTTAGACAGCAGAGATTAGGAGAAGATATATCTAATCTAGGAGCAACTCAGGCTAGTAATATGAATAAAAACTTAGGAAGTTTAAGGGACGCAAAAAATACTTTTTCAGGAAGCTATCAACAGAATGAAGCCTTAAATTTTGGTAAAAAATCTGTATGGGATACTTATAATCTTCAATTTGACCAATTACAAAGAATGGATGAAGACTCAAGAATTAAAGAATTAACTGCTTCAGCTTCAGCTGCTGCTTCTTTTAAATCTAACGCTGAAGATATGTCAGCTCAAATAAGGGGATTAAGATAAATGCCACAATATGTAGTCCCCCCAAGTTATAGGTCAGGGCAGGGAAGTCGAGTTGCGTCTAATGTTAAAGACTCTCTTGCTTTAATGGACTTTTTAGTTAGACTTAAGCAAGAAGAAATGTCTACAAAAATAGCTGATGCTCAGTATTATTCACGACAAGCCGCTGAGGAAGGTGCTAAAACTCGTAGAGATAAAAGATTGCATCAGTATGGGTTAGAAGAGATAGAAAAAAGAGAATCCTTACAAATAGCTAGAGAAAAAAGGGCTTCTAAAGAGAAGATAGCTGAGGAGAAAAGGGTATATGGAAAAGAAGGATATCAATCTGAAAGAATGAAATTAGGGATTCATAAAGGATTATTATCTGAATATGACCAAAATGATATTATAACAGATGAAAAGGGGTGGTCTTCAATTAAACCTGGAGCCTTAACTTTAGCAGATAAAGCAGAGAAAGAAGGCAAGGTATTCGAGATGTCAGGGCGACAAACTACTTATTCAACAGACCCAAATTCTGAATATCAAACTCTTTGGGGTATATTTAGGCATGCATCTAGTATGCAACACCCTGATACCGCTGCAAGAACTTTTAAGTCGGGACTATCTGGTAAAATGGAAGCTGAGGTTTATTATCCTTCGATGGAAGGTTTTTCAGAAGGACAATTGAGGGGGGTTGATGTTGACCAAACTCCAGGGGCTTTTACTTCAGGGGATATTCCAGCTGCTATAAGAGATTTAAGTAAAATGATTGAGAAATCAGGGTTAGATGAAACTTCTGCTTCAAATATGTTTCATTCAGGCTTAAGTCTTAACAAGGATTTTATGGGGTCAAAAGACTATCAATCCTTTCTACAAACCAATCAATCAATGCTGACAGCTGCCTTAGGTCGACAAGCTACTAGAAAAGGAATGACTAGAACCCAACAGTTAATAGACCAGGGGTCTGATACTCACCAACAAACAAAGAACACGGAGTCTCTAAATTATGTAGCAAAAGATGTTTTTGGTAGTATTTATAATCAATTCTTTCATACTGTTGATGATGTAATGAAAACAACTGAAAATATGAGTCAAAAAATATCTGACTTAAATGATGTAAATCCAGATTTAGCACAAGCAACAAGGGCTCTTTTCTTTCAGGGTAGTAATTATTTGAACCAGGGAGGCCCTAACACCTATGAAGTGTACGATGATTTCTTTGCGAAATTTATTATGCATGACGAACCTGGCCGAGGTGGAAGCCCATCTGTGGCTAAACAATCCTTTGAGGCTATGGGATTGTCTAATGAATATAAAAAGGTTAAGGACATTGTTGATGGAAAGGATGTTAGAGCAGGGATAGAGGGGAGTGTTGAACATACTTATGTAATGGATTCTGCTTTAAGAATGTCTGAGGGAAAACAACAAGAGATGCCATTCCCTAAGGATGTCTTAGATGAATACTTTAGAGACGTATCTGGTCAGCCTACCGCTTTATTGGTATCTTTAGATGATGCTGTTTCAAGAGGAGACATAACTTATAGTTATAAAAGAGGGAAGCTTGTGGTAATTTTTGATAACGAGCAAGACGTACATGAATTTAGAAAAATTATAAAGGGCGAATCTCCTGTAGAAATGCAAACCTTTGACAGTTTATTAAGAAACAATTTAATTGATATACAAATAAAATGAGTAATGGACAGAAACAAAATAAGTCTTTTGGTAAATCATGGCTAGATGCCAATGCTTTAGAAGATTCAATTAATCATGCAGCTGCTTTAGGTAATATACGGGCTGAAACAGATACATTAAATGCAGGTGACAGTACTCATGTAGACACTGCTCTTAAAGGAATATACGGGCCAGTTAGTAAATATGTGAGTCAGGATTCTCTGTATAGTGATTACTCTAATGTGTATGCATCATTAAATACCTTATCTGGAAGGAATATGACAGGATTTGACCCTATTGATTATGCAACAAAAAATAAATTGGGCAGCAAGTATCAGATAGAGTTAGCTGTTCGTGGTGGTAATTATGGACATTTCCCTATGTATTCCACATCTCGTGTTTATGGGAAAGGAAAAGAAATCCCAGGATTTTCTAAGTGGAAAAAGAAAGGAAGACCTAAAATTGAAGATTACTTTTACGACTTAGCTTTTCAGCAAAATCTTAAAACAATGGTTGATTTGGGGTCTAGTTCTCAAGGCAAAAGGGCAGGGGCTCCAGGGACGAAGCAACAATTATCAAAGTTGAAAGGGATTACTGGGGATTCTTATAGCGGATATATGGAAGATATAGTTAAATCTTCTATTATTAAAGCTGAAGAGTGGGCTAATAAATATAGTTTAGATACTAAGACTATGATGGGAGAGGCTATATTAGCTATTGATAATAAAAAAATTAACAATGAAGTATCTAGTACTCTCTTAGACTTAAATAAAGTTTTAGAAAGGAAGGCTTCCTTTGAAAAGACTAAGGCAAATTTGGAGAATCTTACTCCTTCAGATACATCAGAAGTAAGTTATAAAATACTTAATGATGAAGCTTCTCGTCTTAAAGAATTCGAAGAAAGAATTCTTTTTAATATAGATGACAGTGGAGCTATGACACCAGCATTAAATGAATCACTTCTAAATATTTCGACTGTAAAAAAAAAGATAAAAAAGACCCGTGGCTCCCAAATGAGCATATGGCATTAGCTATGGCAGGTATGATACCAGGCCCTACTGGCATTACTGCTGATATTGCGGATGCAGCCCTATATGCTAAGGAGAAAGATTGGAAGGGTATGGGATGGGCTTTATTAGGTGCTATTCCTCTTTTAGGTCAAGTGGCTACAATGAAGAAATTTTCAAAGGCTGCCAGGGTATTATCAGATTTAAAACTTACAAAAGGTAACTCTCTTGAACATGTTAAAAATTCTGTTGTATCTCATATTGGGAGAAGTGGAAAATATAAAAAATTGGGTAGTGTAAAAACAAAGCATGGTAATTTTGTTATATCAGTCACAGAAGAATCAGTTGATGTTTCAATGAAGGGGCCAGATATACTGAAAAATTTACATAAAAATGTTGGAAAGAAGGAATCTTATGAATTAGATGATTTATTAGGTTCTATGGTAAATAAATTTCCTAAAGGGAAAAGGCCTGCAGTTGTTGTAAAAATGGTGGATGAAAAGCGTGGTATAACTTTATTACAACCTTTTTATAAATCAACAGGTAGAGGGGAACCAACTATAAAAAGTGCAGGAAAGTGGTTACCATTTGAAGGGTTACTACCAGAAGGTCATGTTGTTAAAACTAAAATGAAAGGAGTGGAAACATTGTCAAAAGGGAAGGATGCTATAATGAGGTATGAGTTAGGGCCTGGAGATATGCCAAAAGGTTGGGTTATAAAGGGATTTAAGGCTCCTCAAACTCCTGGTGTAATACACAGTAGTTCAAGTGGTGGTAAGGTTAAGGAAGGATTAAAGATACATCAAGAAATTGGTAATTTATTAAAAACGTATTTACATAAACCAGTAAAAGTTCGTACAGATTTATTTTAAATGGCCGAATTAATCAAAGAATATGCCTCAAGATAAAAAATTTAGTTACATAGACGATATCTATGAAGAGTTCAAAAAGCGTGAACAGTCTGTTGTAGACACGACTCGCCAAAATGAACAACTGGCTTCACAAAAACAAAACATCAAACGAATGAATGAAAAAGCTCGTGGCGTGGAAAGAGGAGGATTTGGTGAGTTTCAATCTCAATTAAGAGCAGGTTTTCTTGAAAGTGCTGCGATGGCTCCAACTCTTTGGGATAAATTGGGAGTACCTGTGTCCTCTTGGATAGAGGCGCAAGAAGGCGAATATGAAGGAGACTGGGGGGATATAAGTAGCGTAGGAAAAGCTGGGTATGGTCTAGGAGCTGGAGCAGGTGCCCTTCTTCCGTGGGGTTTAGCTAGTAGGGGAGTTTCTTTGACTACTGGATTGGTTGGTAGAGGTGCAGCCCTTATAGGAAAAAATCCATGGACTAAAAGAGCAGCCTTACGTCAAATATCAGCTCAAACAGAAAAATTAACAGGCAAAGCTGCCGTTAAGTTGAGTGATGATGTTCTTAAGGGGACTGTTGATGCAGCGACAGATGCAGTGGGTAAACGTGGTCTTGCTGCTCTTGTTTTAGGGAAAGGAAGAGGAGAAAGTTTTGAGGTTATAGCTAAGTCTCAAATTAAATCAAATATAGCAAAAGACGTTCCAGCTGCTTCTCTTGACGATGTAACAAATATAGCCTATGAGGCCGTTTCAAGTATGAATCCTAAGGATGCTCATGCTTTCCTGTCTTCTACTCTAGGAAGAATACCAAATCTGATAAGAAGAGGAGGTGTTATGGGTAAGGGTCGAGGAGATGTGGCTGGTGAATTCCTTGCGGCTTATTCATTTGATGCTATGCTTGGTGCTACTATGGGTGTGGCGAGATATAATATGCATCATTGGGACGAACATATGAAGCAGACTGGTACTGAAGGATGGGGAACTTTTTCTCCTTACGTTAACACAATTGATACTGCTAATATGTTAGATGAAATGCAAAGTGAGGCTTTTTGGCTTGGGTTCTTAGGCATATCAAGACTAATAAAAGGTGGGACTGGTCAAGCGAACATTATGGGATTGAAGTCTAAGTCGAGTAAAATGTCTTGGAATTTATTAAAATCTCACTCAAGAGACCTGAGTAAACTTACCCCAAGAGAACTTAGAGGACAGCTAAAATTAATAGACAAAATATCAGAAGGCTCTCTTGTTCATGAGGGGATTCCTTCTATAACGAAGGCAGCAAGTAAGTTTGATGATTTAGCGTCGGTAAAATCAGGATTAGCTAAAGATATACATTGGTCTGACCTTATGGATGAAAAGGATTTAGTCGGGGCTTTGAAGGGAGTTAGATGGCAGTTCACTAAGAAGGCTCCTAAGTTTCTATGGGATGAAGCAAGAAAAGATTTATGGGGTAGTCTCCCAAGAATGATGGTTGGGGCTACAACTATGAACCTACCTGCCATAGCTCAATTGCATGAAAGAACTGGTGGAGATATTGGGGCTACTCTAAAGAATGCTCCTTATACATGGGGTGAAAGCGTTCCTGAAATAGCAGCTAATATATTTGTAGGAATGGTTATGACTAAGAAGGGTAGAGGAATGAGACTATACGATAAGCCTTCTGCTGCTATATTTCAAAGAGGGCATCCTCCTCAATTTATAGGTGGGCAAGCTAGCATATTTAGAAAGATGTTAGGGAGTATGGAAACAATGGGGATGAGTACCAAAGAAATCAGAGGTAATCATAAGGCATATAATTATAGTGCTTCTGAAAGATATGAAGAGTCGATGCGTGGTCATGCTTTTGATGGTAACCCTACTTATAAAAAATTACAACAAATTTTAGATTCTAAGGGATGGGATAAGCAATCAGATACTCCAGGAGAAGGTGAAGTTCCATTTAAAATTGCTATCGCAGAAGCAATAGCCAATGAAAAGAATCCTAATATTAGAAAACAATTACAAGAGCAAAAGGCTGTCGCTGAAACAATCATAGCTGAGATGGATTTATTAACTGGTTCTCACTATACTTCTAAATACATGACACCAGGAGAAGCTCTTAGATGGATGCAAAGAATTGCTAAGACTAGGATTAATGGTGAAGTTTCTTCTATTGAAACAATAAGAGAGAATTTAGATGTCCAGTCTGAAAGGGTTTTTGGAGAAGCAGCTGGCAAAGCTAAAGGAATACAATTAAAATATGTTATGGGTATCCTGAGAGATATGGGTCTTGACTCTGATGTTAGGATAGATAAACAAGGTAGGATAATTTTACCAGGCCAAATTAAGTTATCTATTCCAAGTGGAGAAGCTGGCGATGCCATTGTGATGAAAACTAATTTTATGAAGGTTCTTCAGGATGGGGCTAAGGTTGGTTGGATAAGATTTGGGGATAAAAAGTCAGATGATTATGTCGCTAGTGAGGAACAAACTAAGAAGGCATTAAAAACTCATAATGAAATTCTTGATGAGATGCATAGGGAAGTCTTCGGAGAAGATTATACTAGAGACGGAGATAACTATGTTGGTTTATTTGATGATACTATGGTTTCAAACCCAGTTTGGGGGATTACGAATAGACATTATGCAAATATAAAACAAGGTAAAAATGTTATAGCTCTGTTAACTGGGAATGTACCCTCAACGGATACAACTGGAGGGTCAGAAGCTTCAAGACTTTTATCTGATTTGCAAAGAACATTATCTGCTAAAAATATTAAAATTACTGGATGGGAAGCGGTAAAAGATTCTGACTATCAATCGAGTGAAGCTAGAAATGAAGCTTCGTTGTGGTTTAATAATGTTAAAAAAGCATTTGGTTTATTAAATGAATCCCCATCGCAGGAAACAAAAGAAATAACAGCTACACAATTAATAACATTAAAAACTAAGATGGATTCTCTTGTTGGGGATGCATTTGTTAATCCTGACGCAGTCCATAATCTTTTAGGAGAAACTGGTAAAATTGTTGAATACGCTGTAATGAATATGGGTATAAAGGGAGCATCGTTCTCTTCAAAGGTTGGGATACTTAGTCTTGTTAAGAATAAAGATATTTCAGAGGGTTTAAACCTCCCAGATGCAACTAAGGTATCTGAACTTTTATCTATCAAAGAAAAGAATGGAGAAATTACTTCTGAGGAAAGAATTGAGTTAGAATCTTGGTATAATAAAAATATCTTAGGGGCTATCGAAGAGAGTAAAACAACAGCTGTTAAGATAGAGTCTATTACGATTGATGATAAAGCCCAAGAAGGATGGCTTCCAGCCTTACAAGACGCTAAGAAACAATTTACACACGCTGAACAAAAAATGGATATGATGAATATTCATGGACTTGTTAAGCAAATTGATAAGACTTTAGGTGTCTTGGAAACAGCTGGGATTGAAACGACTGAAGGCAATAAAGACCTCGCTGAGCATATTGGAATGATGAACTCCTTAAATACAGATTTAAAATTTAAGATTGAAAGAGCGTTGCGAGAAGGTGATATTGATATGATAAAAGAATTATCTACAAGGACTCCTGATTTACAATCATTAATGGATAAGTTAGAAACTACTGAACCATCATCTTCTCATGAAGCATTTCTGATAGAACTAACTAAACACTTAAATGAAATAGATGCCTTTAGAGATAAACAAATTAGTGAAGCAGAGATGGACAGTTATGTTGAGGGTAAGATAGCCTCATCTGCTACTAAGGGAGGTAAGGACAAAAGTGAGAACAATGATGTAGTAATTACAGCGTCTCAATATGCTATGAAATATAATATTCATCAAAATGTTATGTTGGAAATTATAAAGAGTACTAAGTCTAGATTTGGAGTAGCAATAGACCTTATATCTGAAATAAAAAAGACAATGCCTCATATATGGACAAAAAGTCCGAAAGATATGTCTGTTGTTGAAAAGAGGCTCGTTAGAAGTTTAAACTCTTTAGATGATGTAGTAAAGGGTTTAGATAGTCTCCAAAAGGATTTAGCCCCAACCCCAAAAGAAGTAGTCGGAGATTTAGTCCCAAGATTAATGTTGTTAGCCAAAGTACAGATGGAACACCGACAAAAGATTGGTCTGCATCAGGACTCAGGTGTTTTAGACTCAGATTTAAGAACTGATACGTTCCAATTACTAAGAGGCTTATTCAATTCAACAGACGTATCTGTTTTAGAATTTGTTAATGGAGGTTTTGATTTACGAAGAAATACGGTATCTAAGAGCAATCACGGGTTTTTAGGACTTCAGAAGTTATTGGGATTGCAAGATGGATTATATTTAATGAGCAATAGCGCAATTGTTAACAGAAGAAAAGTAAACTTTCTTGATTCAGATAATATTAAGATAATGAAAAAAGATTTGTCATCTGGTGAGGGACAGATAAGTTCTCAAGAGCTTCAAAGGCTTCAGGCTTCAGGTGATGCAGGAACAGAGCCTATGTATAGAGAATTAGCTAAGCTTATAACTGGAGACCATAATTATCAAATAATACATTTAGATGAAAATACAAATATGGTTTTTCTTAATTCCCCAGAGACGAGGGCTAGGTTGTCATCATCTTATAATGAAGGGGGAGCTGTTTATGACCAATTAAATAAGATGTATGCCCTTGATAGCAATACTAATATGAAGCAAAATGTATTAAAAATAGCTGATGGGGTGGCTAATGGAGACGCTAGGACTATAGAGCAGTCTATTCTTTTAGCAAGATTAATGAATGATTTTTCTCCTGAGGTTGCTGAATACTTATCATCAAGAAGAATTGATTTTTCAGAGGCTAAGGGTCTTTGGAAAAGATTGACTCTTACAGAGTCTAAGAGCGGTATATATGGTACAAAGGATAATTTAGATTTTGCTTTAGAAGCATATAAATTATTTTCAAAGGAAGGCTCTGAGATACATCAAAAAACATTAGAGGTAATGGAATCGGAATTTAAAACACCATTTAAAACGTGGGTAATCAATGATGAGACTGGAAAGAATAGTCAATTAAATGCATATGATGTAATTCTCGCTAAGGCTGATAGGGAAATGGTTTCTGGACTATTAACCAAAGAGCAGTATGATACTATAGAAAAAGACGCTAGGGAATTAAAGGGAAGAGGAGTGGCTGAATCTGATTGGTATATATCTAGAGATAGATTTCTAGCTATACTGGGTTTGTTTGGAATCCGAGATAATATGCTTGTTACCTCGCAAATGGGAGAAACGTCTCCAGATGGAATCTTTAGAGAAACCTATACTATAGACGGGTTCAGGTCAGGAGCTATCAAGCCAACGGTTCATTTAAATAATGTTGAAGCGGATGGTAGTATGACCCTTTTTATAGGGAAAACTGCTTTTAAGTATGACCCCGCTTTTAATAATCTTATGAAAACTAAGAAAATAAATTCTTTAACCTTTAAGAGTGCGGCTAAGATATGGACTACTGTTGATAAATTGGATGGAGGAACTATACAGTCTCCTAATAGAGATAAATGGCAGAAACTACCACTTACTGATGATTTAAAAGATTTTAATAATAACTGGTCATCTGAATTAGATAGACATAACCCAGATGCAACAATAGATATACCGTGGGAAGCAATTAATTTTAAACAAGTGTCTAGAGAACATACCTCTGGAGTAGGAGCAAATACATTTAATCACTTTAGTGAGAGAGGTCAGGCCTCCGCTAAGGAATGGGCTGATGTTGAGAATAGGATGGACAATTTTGATGGCGATTTTAGACTTATGATAAATGACGTTTATGCTAGGAGTGATATTGTTAGACAAATGTTAGGATTTTCTATTGAACAAGGAGACAATACTCTTGCACGGACTGGATTAGATTATATTATTGAAGAAGGTGGTGTTCTTACTGATTCATGGCAAATACCTCAGATAGAAAGAGCAATGATATCATATTATTTGAATGGTGGCGCAATTGTTAATAAACAGATATATCATTCTTCAATGGACGTTATGACAGCGGCGCCTTCGAGCTATGATTCACCTATAAGAATAAAAACAAGAAAAGATGGAACTCTTGGTGGACTCCCAATCCAAACTCAGTATGGAGGGAAGGGAATATCATTCTTTTTAGGAGAAAAATCTTTTTCATTGACTGGCACTCAAGATATGAATATAGACTCTAATGGAAGTGTTGAGGTAGGACAGAAACAAGGTTCGGCATTTATATTTAAACATGGATATAATCAAATATTAGGTAAAGGTGATACCGAAAGGCGCCAAGATATATTAGAAGAGGGTATTGTTTATGAGAATGTCTTTGGAGAAAAAATTATTAATTTTAGAGGGCTTCAGATTACAGAAGAAGGGGGGACAGTAAAGGTTAGAAGGTTATCTGACAGTACTAAGTCAGAATGGAAATCTATAGATTTTGACCAAGCGTGGGACAGAAATGGTCTTATGATTGATGATGCATCTTTTGATAAAAAGTTTTTTGTAGACTTATATAAACAGCACGCAGGTAGTGAGAGTGAGTATAGTAAAACTATCGACTGGGTTAAGGCTAACGCTCAATTTAATATTACGAATTCTGATGTTGTTAAGCATCTGAAAGAGAAAGGACTTTGGTTAGCAGCCTTTAGTATAAGACAACCACGAAACTCTCCTGGAGATATTATCTTAACTAAAGTAGAAGAAGTTTTAGACCACAGGCAGGGGAATGTTGAAAAGACAAATATATTAGATGCCCTAAAGCATCACGATGCAGATAATGATTTTGATAAGAACACTACCTTCACAGCTGCCCCCGATGGGATATGGACTGAGCTTAGTCGACTTTCAGGTTCAAAGATATGGTCAAGTCAGGCTGATATTACAAAAAATATAGAACATCTTATGGATAGAAATAATTTAATGTTAGATGATAATGGTGATATGCAGATGCATCAAGGGGATGTTATCGAAGGGGCATTGATAAGAGGAAGATATGTTAAAATGCATCAAACCCTTACCTATATGATGAATATGTTTGGGAATAAAGGGACTGTCTTAAAGGGAGTTTATAATAATAAGGAAATAAGTATTAAATGGAATGATAACCCTCAAATATATTTAAACACAGCTGAATCAATATCGCATTTTGTAAAAACTTATATTGATTTATATAGAAGAACCACTCGCTCGCAGGCAGATAGTCGCAATTTTATAGACAATACACAGTGGGATATATTCTTTGGGAACGCAGATAGGGCAGGCTTATTTAGTTTAGTCGACCACCAGGGTGTGGTTATAACAGATAGATGGGGTGCTAATAGTGAGTATGCTCCATTAAAAGAAGCAATAGCTGCTAGATTATTAAATCCAATTAATAAATTTCTTACTTTTAACAGAGGAACTGCTGACTTAGGTGAAGGTTTCTCAAGACAGGCATCCTTAGAGCAAATGGCTAATGGGTATTCGACATTAATACATAGTTTAGACCCTAACATTTCTTGGAATGGTATTGATTCAATAAGTCGAAACGATAAGGGGTGGTCAAGTATAGATGTTATGCCTGGGTTAGATTCAGCTAGACAATATTTTGCAAGGTCTAATAATCCTTTTGATTATGGGATGAGAAGACTTCATGAACTTGAAAGAAGCAAATATGCAGATACCGATTACAATAAAGATTCAATAGGAAGTTTAGTTCAAAGTGTAGAGTCGGGTAAATTTGATAACTTAAAAGATAGCAATACCGAATGGAATAAAGCTTTGCAAGGGGCTCTTCATCATTATGTAAAATCTGAAGGTAAGATAGTTGAGATAATTAATCTTCAAAGAAGAATTGATGCAGTTAAGGAGAACATTGAATATACTAAACAAAAGTTTGGTGAAAATTTTGAATCATTTGAAACCTCAAGAGATGCTAAAAGATTAGACAGATTGGAAGAAGCTAGGGATGAATTGGTAGCTGGTGTTGGATTCCAAAGAGATTATATAGTGGGAAGATATTCTGATGTTATAAACACGGTAAAGGTTAAGAATGAATTAATTACAGAAGGTAAATTGACAAATCATTTTACTAAGTCCCCTCTAGGAGTTATTATAAAAGGAGAATTGAGTGAAGTTATAATGCCAGGGAAAAGCAATAGAAATTCAATTCCTAAGGGGGCAACTGTTATTGAAAGTCCTAGAAGGTATGAAGCGGCTAGTCTGAGTGCTATGGGGGATAGAATAAATTTTCATATGTTTGCTGGCCGACCATCTTATCATGGTGAGGATGGGCGAAGAGAAGATATGTCTATGAATGATTGGAAAGCTACTAAAGGCATTGTCTATGATATTAAAAAAAGATTCGCTGTTATTGCTAAAAGATACGCTGATGCTCCTCAAAATACAGTGGGGACTAGAGAAGCAGAAAAAATTAATGCTATACATGAGGTTTTGACTGACCCAAAATGGTCGTCATTCTCTGACCGTGGCATGCTTGGAAAGTGGGCAATGGTTCAAAGATTATTAGTTCCTGAGTTAGATAGAAGTGTTATGGAAATTTCTCCAGTTATAGGCATTGGGCAGGATGTACAAATACAACCTAAGGTTAGAATGGCATTCGGAGGTTCTATAGAAAAGTATCTTGTAACCTATTTAAATCAAATAAGAATGGGGTCATATAAAGATACGGCTGGTGGTGAGGTAGGTTTTTCTACTCAGATTGAAGCAAAGCTTTTACTTGAACATTATACTAAAAGCAAAACACAGGGACTGGTAGAACTAACACATAAGTTTGGCGATTTAGAGGTTTTAAGAGAAGGAGTTTTTAGTAATGAAATTGATATTAATAGGTGGCATGGATGGAAAGAAATTGATTTAAATCAAGATGTTGCAAAGTGGAGTACTGATTCTAAGGAATCCCTTGCCCAGGCGTCTAAAGTATTAATGAAGTATGCATCAGGTGAGATATTAGTTGACCCATTTGTATTATATAGGGCTACTCGTGAGATGGAATCAGTTGCAAAAATTCCTCGTAGTCAAATATTTGGGAAATGGGTAGAGTCTAAGGTTCAGGCAGATTTTGGTAGGTCTACAAATATGGAGTTTATACATCCACTAGACGCTGCAAGTCAAAGGGCTAGACGTTTTGGTGACCAAAGTATAGAAAAAGAAGGAATAGATAGTATGATTGATAGAGTATTTAGATGTGGAGGTAGATAATGTCTTGGTTATTATGTAAACCTTCCAACAGGAAGCATGACAATGCTAATGATGAGAGGAACAAGCAGCTTCGAGATTCTATGAAGCAGCATGGTCTTATGTACACAACCGACCCTAATATTACTAAATGGGGCTACAATAAGGACACAAAGACCTTTGAGTGGTTGTTTAGAAGATACACAGGTAAGGAAATGGACTTAGATGCTAACCCAATAACTCCAGCTGACTTAAGAATATTTAAAAGTGGTATAAAAGAGTTTTCTAGAGATTTAGGAAAACAGGGGTCTCTTAGAAATAGAGTATCATCCTTTTTTAAGGTGCCTGGTGCTACTATGAGAAAATTGCCAGAGTTAAAAAGATATCAAGACGATTTAATCGCAGAGTCGTCCTTTTTTAGAAGATACCAAATTGAGAACCAGCATCATTCAAAAATTGTAGCAGACAATTGGGAAGTTTTAGCTGCTGAAATTGGAGGTAAAAGTCATCCTGCGGACTTTAGGGCTCTTGAGAAAAAAATGGATGTTAACCTATCTATTGGAAATCCTAATGCTAAGCAAATGGCGGAAAGAAATCTTTTAAAACAAGAGTGGACTCGTTTGCTAGAAAAAGGTGCTCAACCAATTCTAGCGGATATACAAAAAGTTATTAATGGTGCTGACATTGATACTATGCCTGGGTATTCTCAAAGACAAAAATCTATGTTAAAAGAAATAGACTCAAGCATGATGAAGATTAGAGAGAATGGCGTAAAGATTATGACTAGTGCTCTTAGGAAAGTAATTGAAACTGCTAAGATGGTTGATGAGAGAGAGGGTTCTACTAGAAATTTACAAACTATAATGAAAGAGCTTTCTTCTGCTATAAAACATATTGAATTTCAAGGCAAAAAAGATGTTGAAGGGGGAAGGGTTTCTTATAAAGAAATGACAGCTGATTCAGATATGGAAGTATTAGGGTTTACAAAGGGTGAGACTGTCTATTTTAAAAAATATATGCCACATAAATTGTTAGGTATGGTAAAGTTAATTAAAGATGGTCATAGGATGATGTTAAATACAGAAGGAAAAACATCGGAACAACAAGCTGTGGATTGGGATAATTTTAGAACCAATGTTGAGTCTGCTATGAGTAGGTCTCCATTTCCAAACCCTTATTTTAGTAAAGACCCTTTATTCTTTCTTAGACAATATAATCATGAAATAGCTCAATTTAATTATCAAGCTCATTTAGAGAATACATTCAGGAAGCAAGTATCACATTTAATGGATATGTCAGAGAAAGCTGTTAATGAAAACGATAGACAACTAGAGAGGGCTACTGAATCTTTAATAATGCAAATGCATGAGATGAAGCATAGTTTAATTGGTATTGACCCTAAGTCAGACAGTGCCCTAAATCAAATGTCTAGGCTCTTAACATCAGTGCAGTATTTCAGATTAATGGGTGGTAATGTTAGGTCGGCAGCTAGAAACGGGACTCAAAGACTCTATGAATTTGTTCATTTTGGATTTAAAGCCAGTAAGGATGCTAAGAAGTGGTACAGAGACAATCCTGATAAAAAGACTGGTATGGAAAAACAAGCAAAGGCCCATGGTATACTTTGGCATTCAGGGGGACAGGGCAAAAGAACAAGGGATGCTCTTTCTGTTGAGACTGGAGCCAGGGGAGCAATTGAAGTTAGTAAAGTTCCTCAGGGAATGAGAGTTGATAGTGATGGTGTGTTACGAATGTCAGAGGGGGCAGATATTGGTAAAAAAGTAACTGATGCTGCTGCTAAAACTGCTGATTTGTTTGGTACTTTTCATAGGCGAGTTGAGAATTGGAATAGAAAGGGTACTTTTGAAACAGCTTATTCATTAGCAAAAATGAATTTAGAAAGGTCTAGTGATGCTTGGGTTGCAAAACAAATGGGGGTTTCATTAGATAGACTTAGAGGAAAGGGAGGTTCGGATAAACGTGAAGCTTGGGAACAAAGGAAAGCTGGTAATCTTGCTTATAACGCAGTTGTTGATTTACATTTTGAATACGCCAAGTGGGCTAAATCTAAGGCATTAAGAGGGCCAGCTGGTCAAGTAGTTGGACAGTTTTTACATTATAGATTTAGTTTATTTGATTTAATGTCAAGATGGTGGAAAGACGGTAAGAGAGCTATCTTAGCTGGTGATATCAATAGAGAAGAGGCCTGGAGATTGTATCGTTTAGGTTTAATACAAAGTATGGTTACGGGTACTTCTATAGCTATGGGTTTAAATATAGGAGCCTTGGTTCAAAACGATGTAGTTGAGACTGCTGAGCAATTGTGGCTTATGATGTCAGCTGATAGGGATGACCCTGATGAAATGAAAGAATTAGAGAGAAAAACATATAGACAAGGGGTTACATCGTTCGCTGGGCCTACAGTTAGTCATGGTATTCAATTTGGAGAGTGGATGAATTGGTGGAGTACAGACCATAATGGGATACCTCGTTCACCGTTTCAGTACACTGTAGACACGGGTGATAGTTATAAAAGAAAACAAAGATGGAAAGGTAGGAGTTTAATTAATTCTGAGATGGCAAGAGCATCTACCTATAGCATACCAGTCCTTGCAGAACAAGGTATATGGGATTTTGCTCAACTACAGAGTGGAACGTATCTATCGAAAGAACAGAAAAAGACAAGGAAAAGAGCAGGCAGATTATTTAGAGACTATGTTCCTGAGAATCTTAGAAACCTAAGACCAATAGCTGATGTAACTTTAGCCCAATCTAAGCTTCCTAATGTCTTAAGACCTAGAAGAGCGGGAGCTGTAGCTGGTTTAAATAAGAAACCTGGATTGGCAGTGTCACCCTATGAAGTGAGTAGGGTTATGGGTTCTCTAGATTATATTAGAGGAGAAATGACCCCTGGAAAAACATTAAAAACAATTAGGCGTTAACCAGTTAATTAAATTCTTTTTTCTCTATTGGTTGTTCTTTTTGTGTGTAAATGAATTGCATAATATCATATATTAAAAGATACAAATCATCCCATGTTTGAATTTTATCAAATTTAGTAGACATAATTTTTTTATCTATTGCTATTTTTTTTTCTATTGGTATCAGTGCCATAATTTATACCCTTCCTTTTGTAATATTTGGCGATTAAAATAGCATCTGCAGTCGCAAATGTAACATTGAATGTGCTCTTAGAATTATTAACATATCTTTGAGCGAATATTTTTAATTTGTTTTTTCTTTCTTTGCCTTGAACTGTTAATTTATATTCTTTTTGCCATTCTCTAGGACTAATCTTTATCCACTTTATATTTAGTGTTGATAGGATACCCTCCCAAACACCCAAGTTTCTACCAAAAGTAAAAGTTCCCTTAGCTGATGAACCTCTCAATGCATGAACATCTTCTATCATCCAACATTCTTTAAATCCCTCTACATGACAATGATTTTTAATAGACAGTAATATTTTAGGAAGTTTGTATAGTTTAGCTGGGAATCTATAAGCATCAATAGTTCTATCTGGCCACACAACTGATATACCACCGTTATAACCAGGGTCTATTCCTATGTATGCTATATCAGTTCGCCGTGGAATAGGTCTACAATCCTTTCTACAGCTGGGTGATGAAGTATTGATTTAACTTTAGACACTCTATGCTTACATCCTTTCGAGAATATTTCATGAGGTATACTTTTAGGTCTTGCAAACCACAAGCAGTCGCCGTGCTGTTGATAGCTACAACCTCGGCAACTGATGTGTTTGCTTATTATCACTTTTTAGATTCAAGTAAAGCTTTCGATTCTGTATTATAGAATCTACACTTATTCCCATTAAAACCTAAAGTGCTTTCTCCAGTTAATCCATATCTAGATTTAGCAGCTATTACGCTAATAGAATATGGACTGAATTTTTCATCATCATACTGATAGGGATAGTATACGAACAGCGCGGATTCAGCACACTGTTCTATAACTCCACTTTCAGCAAAATCACTAAGCTTAGGCTTTGGGTCGAACCTTCTTTCTATCTCTCTGTTTAACTGACTTACTAGGATAGCAGAACAGTTTTCCTTTTTACAAATCCATTTATAGTCATTCATAATCTTTTCCAACTGGAATCTTCGTTCTAAAGAAGCACTCCCAACTGAAATCAATTGAATGTAATCATCTATAATCACATCTGGTTTAAACTTAGTAATCTCACCGAGGGATTCTTCCAATGAACGTATATCTTCATACATTACTAAATTGGCATACTTATCACTCACAGTGGATGAAACTCCGTTTAACAATTTTTCTTCAACTTTTTTAGGAATCACATTTTTTCTTACATCGTCATATGTTATATCTTTAGATTCCATCACTATTACTTTTCTCATCATTTCAGTATTACTCATTTCACGATTGAATAGCAATACTCGCTTACCATCTTCAACTAATTTTCTAATAAGGTTAACTACAAGAGTAGTTTTGCCATGTCCTGGTCTGCCGCCTAGTACGGTTATTTCACCTCGCGTCATTCCGCCTGAAAATTCATCTAATGGTTTAAAATTAAAGGGTATCATAGCGTTTCCTTTGATAATCTTATCTACTGTCTCTTTAATTATCGTACCTATATCCCCATTCCTGGAAGGCAGGAGAGCCCTTAGGTCATCTACATACCTGCCATGTTCTTCTAAGATAGCACGAGTAGTGTCTATGCTAGAGAAACTTGCGTTATATAGTTTGTAAGCGGTCTTCCCAACTTGTCGTTGAACGAATTTTTCCCAAACCATCTTAGCATGCTGTTTTGCCATCGCAGCCCCGACAACCTTTTCAGGTAGCCCAGTCATCCAATATGCAGTAACGGCATTATTCTTCTTTTTCGTTTCGTTT